GTGTTTAACGCCGGCGAAAATTGAAAATAACGGCGTATGGATGTAGTTTACCAGGGAGTTGGAGACACTGAGTGAACAGATTATCCGCAACCTAGGATTGGTTAGATCCTATGAATTTGTTGAACGACACTATTGAAATGAATTCGGAACCAAGGCTTTTCGCTGCCTACATGGGAACCTACTCGCGCCAGCTACGCACAACACAAAATACAACTGAAGACGTCCATAAACATCAACAGAGGGGCACTTATAATCACCGGCTTGCCAAGGCAAGTGATTGTTCAAGAGATTCGAGTTTCCTCGAGGGCAATGATCTCGGCTTCGTTTCCTCTGCCGGGTGTGAGGACCATCCGCGGTCTTATTCTCAACTAGGACAAACTACCGAAGGAGTAGCCCAAAAGCGGAACTTAGATACGCGGGCAGCACAACCAAAGAATTGCTCTCTCCACTCGTTGTGCCCTAGGCCACCGAAGTGAACCTAAAGCACGAAATGCGCCCAACAGGCAAAGACGGTAGAGACTAAGTCCCTAAATGTCAGAGCTCTGAGAGGACGACTTCCCATTTACCCTCTGGGCAGAGTTGATCAAATTTATTCTAACTCTAACTATAATATAAAAATAAAAATTTCAAACAATATAATATAAAAATAAATGAGATTCATGCCCAATAATTGGTTTTTAGGCCATTGAGCAGAAGGTAGCGATTATTGCTGTATGATGGGTACGTCGGCAAACGAATGCAAGCGTCCCGACAAGCAGCACGAATTGCTTTCATTCTATCGTTGTACAAATTTTCAGAATACATAGCATACTCTCGGAATTGAGAGTCAATGACGAGAGGCAATTGTTTCGCCTCAATATCGGATGTGTGATACCAATTACACATCTCGTCAATGACAGACAAATCGAGGCTACCTATGTATCGCGCATCGCGCGAGGACCAAGTAAATGACCTCTTCAAAAAAGTAACTTCAGTCAGATCACGATAGTTCGCTACCTTTTCCCCTGTTTTGGCTTCATCAGTATATGTCACTCCGAAAAGCGACGCAACCTCAGTCACCGAGTTTTGATTGAAGAAAGCCGAAGCTTCCTCTGATACGTTTACCACGTTGTCATCACCATAAATGATGATTGACACATGGTTGAGAAATTCCTGCATGTTCGCATACGCCGGGGGAGCGCATTTGAGCCAAAACAGGCGCATCAACATTTGTCCAATTACAGTGTTAACCGTAGCAGTCAAGTACACACCAGATGGCATGCAGTGGGTCTGCCCATACACTGTGCGGTCATAGACGTGAACCGAAGAAGCAATGTCAAGAAACAAGGTCTTTCGCACTAGGCGATCCTCCTCACTCCCATCATACCACTCTTCGATAGCGTCCAGGGCCGCCCAGAGTAACTGGGAAGACACACTACCGTCCCATCCAGAATAGTCCCCAGCAAAAACGCGAGGACCATGCTTTTTCAGGTGCAGTGCAAGGTTCTGCCAATCAATACTGTATGGATTAATGCCAATCGAAGATTCCGAGAAAATGCGGTTCTTAGCTTGATGAGCCACGAACGCGCCAAAATACATACGTAACAAAATTGTAAAATGCAAAGGAGAAGCTGAAAATACGCGGGTTTTGACCGCCTTCACTTTTTCAAGTGGTCGCCTCTCATCTTTGTTGAGATCTTGCCAATATACTTCTATTCTTTTTCCTTGTTTCAGATCAGTGAGAGCTTTGTCAATATCAGATACTAATTCGGGAGCAATAGTGAAGGATTCGTTATCAATCCAACTTCTTTTCCCCGGTTTTCCAACTTTCTTTGATTTGCAATATGGGAATCCTGGTGATGTTGTCAGAGTGAGCGGCCCATAAAACGGGTTGCCCTGCTCGCCAAAGCAAGCTTCCTCAAGCGAATAAATTTTCCGGTCAGAACTTTGTTCTGCACCAACGTAAACATGTGCAACGGCTTGTGAGACTTCTGAAAGCATAGCGTCATCAATCAAAGGATTGACTCCACCACACTTCTTCAGTCCATGAAGTAGGGGATCTATGATGACCCCGTCCCTCTCAACAGGCCTCAACACCGCTGGAGCAGTAATCGGTTCCTGAATGCACCCGGAAATTGAACTCGCCGCAATGCCAGTAGATGAAATCTGGCCTGCTATTTGAACGTGTTCACCCATAGGCATAAACGCACCATCTGGCCCTTGATGAAGGGCTTCAGTTACGTCTTTCAACGGAGGAGCATCATAAAGATCGAGCTCAGCTTGTTCCAACCATCTTTCTATCCTTGCGGCAGAAAGAGGCACGGAATAGCCTCGCCCTGATGTCCCAGCGATGTGCATGCCACAGATTTTTCGTTCAAACTTGGGATTTAATGCGACGACTATCCCACCGCAATCTCCAACCTGTGTTTCCGCCTGATAACCAAGCGCAGCCAATTCTTGACCAACAGTACGATAACCTGGATTGGTTATCAACCGCGAAAACAGTTCGGGGATCTGGAAAATATTGAGCATTGTTGCCCTTTCTTTTCCAGGGATGGTACGAGTCACACAAAGAGCAGCCGAATGGCCGTTCAACTCTGCAAAATCATTCTGTTTAATGAAATGAGGGGTTATGTTCAAAAATCTCGGCACATTCCTCGGGAGTTTAACCAACACAAGGTCGATCTCTCCCTGGGAAGTGCGAACAGCATGTACAGACATCTGTTTTGGGAAAAACTTACACAACGGTCGCGATTTATAAGTACACAAATTCCACACATCATCATCATTGATTCTCACGGCTTCTACACCGTGTCGAAAAGTAAGGAGGACATTGCCACCCAACATCAATCCCTTCAGGACTAAAGTCCCGTCATCCGAAGTCACGTCTACCATGTTGCCTAAAAGGCGACAGGAGACGATGTCCCAAGCATTTGGGTCAACTTGACCTTGGATGTCAACGCTTTCCAATTGCTCAGAAACGTTGACAAGATCGACATTAGGAGCAAGCTCCACCGTCACTCTCGCCGCACGAACTTTGGGGTTCGCACGGGATTCAACGTTGACATGTGAAGTTTTCGGGTGCTTTGAACCACGACTTTCAACATTCACTCTTGCGGTCCGGCTTTTGGGGCTGGACCTAGATTCAGATCCAACAATTTCAATCTCCTCTCCCACCATAGCAGTCGAGAAGAAGCCAGTTCCATAGCCAACTAACGAAAAGATCAATTTGAAAATGCCAGCAAATGTTATACTGGCAGCCGTTAGGCCAAGCAGTCCAAGCACAATGCGACCGGCGAAACCGGTATTTTCAGACAGCCAACCATAGGCTTTCAGGATGGAAGTGAGATATGTCATTTTGACTTTCTCCCAGCCTTGTAGATCATTTGGTGCTTTAATGACTGGAAGATGTTCAATTATTTCCTCTGTTGTTATGGTAGCACCATCACCATTGAGGAAATCAAGCCAAACTTGCTTCGAATTAGCAGCTGGCATGCGCAGATCACGTCCAAGCTGGATGTAGGCAGGTCTCCCCACCTTTTCAATCAACCAATCTTTGTGCAATTTTTCAAAACCATAAGACAAACATTCATCAGCAAGTTCTTCACGAGACCAATCATCAAAATACAAAAGAGCAGTACATGCAGGCAAACAATTCAAATAAATATCACTATAAAAAGAATAACTCCAGTTGCTGAACCATTGAGGTCCAACAAAAGCATCATTGATAACAAAATTTAACACACCAGTAACGCCTTCTACCTTCAACATTTCATCATAAAAAACTTTAATAGTCTTCGTCGCAGCATTCTTCTTTAGAGAATCATGCAATTTGCCACGACATAACAACGCAAACAATTTTAGAGAATCATCAACATGTTGCCAATGGCCTCTCTCAGCAATAGAGATCAGCCACATGGCATATTTCCACAAATCTTTTTGAGCATCACAACCACATTTATCCTTAACACACTTTTGACATGCAAAATCAAACATAGCACGAGTAAAATGATTTTCTTTATTTTCCAGATCATGCACGAATGGCCAAGGCATCGTACAAATCCTATGCTTCAACTTCTCAGCATATTGACCCACGGCACAGGTTGGAATAGGTGCCGCTGAGTCAACATTCATTCCCCTTGCAGGGAAAAAGAAATCATGAATTCCTTCAACAAGTCCCTGGTTATCCACGGCCTCGACGGGGAGAGCTGCCATTCTACATATCGCGCACCTAGCGCGATTGGCATCTCCGACGTCGTGACTACAGATAAACAGGCTTGAATCCGGAATAGCATTGATCGCATCCAAAATCGGTGAACCCTGAAACGGAGGAGGAGTTGGAGTTCTGACAGGAGGAGAGTGCGCGCCCGCGAGCGCAGCACTCTCAGCTGCCATATCAGAACCCAAATCCTCCACCGCCACAGGACTCAAGGGCAATGGTGGAGGTGGAGCAGTAGGATCAAATTCAGCGGGCAATGGAGCGCCCGCTAGGTTAGCAAGATTTTTGAGATAGTCCGCATCTTTTGCGAAACCCGCCAAATTTTTATTAAAGAGACTGGATTGTCCCCTCTTATCTTTGGCAGCATTCCACGCGAGATCTGCGAACTCAGACCACGAATAATCCTTTCCATTAACATTAAAAACATACACATCAAAATCAGGTCGACATCTTGTTCTCGTTACATCTAACACTTTATGAGTAGTCCCTTTCAGGACCAGATCTTTTGTGTACGCAGGTTTTATGCGCACACTTGCAGTCAGATCAAATCGCCTAAGTAGAGCGTCTGGGTAAGTCAAGCTGTTGACTACCAAATTCTGAGGGGCTGTATTGGATGACAAAAGAATTACCTTCGGTTGAACGAAGATTTTCCCTTTGTCAGTCAAGTCAGCCATATGGGGTTGAAAAGGCATGTTGTTAGCAAGCCGAATCACTTCCCAAAACTCAGGATTTGGAGTAGCAGCTGAATCACGCAATTGACCGAAGTCGTCATACGCAATATATCTGCAGGCGTTTCCCATGCCGTCCCAATATTCATTCTCGGCTTGCCGAAAATGAATATTGGAAGCAAACTTGGTAGCGTCTTCATCTGGATCTCTTCTCATGAACTCAATCAAGAGAGGGAGAGTCGCAGTTGACTTACCCACAGCAGTTCCGCCATGAATATAAATAATGAAGGGCTCATTTCTGGGCCCTGAGGCAAATCCAAGATGGTACAACTTATTATTGAGAGCAGCGATTTGTTGAAAATATTGTACCATAAGTCGAGCAACAGATGAATCTTTAATCGTAGCACACAATTGCAAAATTCTGAGACCTTCAATGTAACACTGCCTAACATCAGCAGCATATTCAGGCGTATAGGTCTCAGGGTTCAGATCACGAGACAAAATTTCTTTCACACTATTAGCATACTTATCAAAAACATCTTCATTTTCAGCAAAGGGGTTTTCAAGCCCCATCTTTGTCATAAACCAAACAACAGATTTCTGGCCTATTTTGACCAGCAGATCGACGGTTTCATTAAATCCTTTGTACGCTTTGGGCAATACATCCATTCGGCGCAACCAGGTATCAATATCATTGTGTTTAGCAACGACACCAAAAACTAGTGCACCAATCAGAGCAATTACCGCAGAAACGGCGGAAGCAATAATCGTAGGGGTTGGACCCTCTTGATCTACTTCCTCGGCATCCGAACTTGCAGCAGCAGGTTCTTCATTTGTCTTACCGAAACATACACGCACAAAATCAAATAAATCCATCAAGGACTTCCAAAACGAATGAACAAAGTTTGAAGCAATTGAAAAAGAAACACCAGAAGAACAGAGATAGGAAACAGAAGCAGCAATTTTATTAACAGTTGGAGCAGTTGAGATTTGAAATATCCAAGTTATTGTTTGAACGAGAAACTGAGCGATCTCAGAGTGAGATCCAGGCAGAAGGCCTGTCAGCTTCTCAGCAAGAATTGAAAATTTGTCACTAGCAGCACCAAATTTGCGACTGGCGTTTTTGAATTCACCAGCCGCAGTATCAGCACTACCAGCAGCATTAACACCAGCAGCAGCAGCAGTCGTCGCTTTTCCAGCGGCGGAAGTAAATTGTCCTAGGCCATCACTGGCCTGGTCAGCAACCATACTCATTTTAACAAGAACTTCATTCATCAGATCAGTTGTAGCAGTTGGGATGAGACTGAATGGACCTTGCGGTTCCACTTTATCCAATCGTGCCTGCTTTCTTTCCCATTTCTGGGTTTGTTTTGTAGCACACACTAAACACACATTCTTCGGAGCAACAATAAAATCAACAAATTTCTTACATACAGAACAAAACAGATCTTTAGACGACCACTTATTATATGGGCACGCAGCCCACTTGTGGCGTCCTTCACAAAATTTTTGATGTAATTTCATCTCCGCAGTCATAGGCTCACGCCTCTTGCGGGGATATACGATGGTTTTCGGGCTCTGGATTTCCAAAGCCTTCATCAAATCATCGATGGAATCATGCCTTAAAATCACACCTTGCGGTACGACTGTTTCAGCACTCTTCTGCTCATCTCCAGTCCAGGCAACAAAGCCAAGACTGGGTAGTGCGAGTTTTTCTCGCACATATACCTGATGGAACGCTTCCACGTTCATAAAAG